GGGACGGATCCGTGGCTACTTCGGTGGCCCAAGATCAGCTCATGAACACGGCGGTGTTGTAACCTAAATCATTGCACAATGTGGGCCCCTGCTTGCGGGGTGGGGCCTGGGTTGTTGGCAAGGGTTATTTCACGGCGCACCTTCAGTTCCGCGGGACTTGGTGTTCTGGCTTCGGCCATGTGTATCGTGTAGTGGAAGGCGTTTCACATCAATCTCTCAGTCGCCGTCTAACGGATTTTAAGCCGCACGGCGTGGCATGGTGGCCGCCACGTCTTCCCTACGGGGAAGACGCAATGGTCACCTCCGAGGAGCATGGCGCACTTCTCTAGGACAAGCCAACCAACCAACAATAACATCCATGAATCAAGTCTGTCTACGTGAATGCATACCGTTACCACTCTCAACCAACGTTTTAGCAAGTCATCGGGGTCAGGACCGGCAGCCCCAAGGAGCAAACAGCTCTGTTATGCCTGTCAACAACCAGGGCACCCCAAGGCAAAGTGCCCGCAGAGGCGTAGTCATGCTGACCCAGGAAGAGCACGCCTCCGCTTTATCTCAACCACAAAATCGCTCAAGAGCGAGCCGGCGCCCCCGGCAGAGACCGATTCAACGGACTGCGTCATCCAGGTTGCCACGCCAGGAACCGCAGTCAGCTCCCAGAGCCGTTCAAGCCGGCCAGATCCAGTCGATGTCGAGGATCTCCCACCTGCCCCCCCCCCCTCAGTTGCGTTGGGTAACAACGCGGCGGGGACAGAGGGTCAGGGTGCCAGAAACAACGGGGCTGAGGAGGATGCTGGCCAGAACAACGGCCAACCTCAGCCACCGATCAACGTAGACCTGCCGTCCCAAGAGGACGACGACGAGCCTTTACTTGGACAAGCCCTTCTCAGAGAATTTGTACGAGACCAGATAAGAGAAGAGGTTATTCGGAGAACGAAGAATGAGCTCGTCATGGCCTTCCTAGAAAGGCAAGAAGAAGAGGGACACCCTTATGAGGACTGGGAAAAATATACTGATGACCAGCTCCTGCATGAGGCACAAAGATGGAGAGAGAATGAAGTGATGAGAGAGAGGGCTGAAGCGGAACAACGTGAGAGTACCCGTGGACGCCGAAATGAATATGAAGAAGCTGAGGCCCGAGAAGCTGCTAGACTTAGAGCTCTTTGGGCCAATTCAATGACCCTCTGCGGTAGGAGGAATTTAGTGTTGGCCGACAACATGCGGGAAATAGCAGCAATCGAACCCGCCCCGCCACCACTTCCGCCACCGCCTCCGAGGAGAGTTCCGGCACCCATTCCGATTGTGCCACCTCCTCCGCCGCCTCCACCTGCGGCACCGGTCCCACCACCACCTCCTTATAATGGGGTCCGTTGGTGGGATCTTCCCGGAAGGTACCCGGCCATTCAGGCCGAAGTCGAAGGATGGGAGTTTAGCTTCCACGACTTTCCTGTACTTTACCGGACATATGGAGGTATGTCTACCTTGGCCCTTTCCATACTGCCACTTATTGTGGCAGCCGCCTTCGCCTTGGAGACTTACCCCACGTTTTTGACCATAAGTATGGTCCTCGGCCTAACTATTGCCTCCTTCGTCCTGTTTTACTCTTCTTTTAAACTGGGCGACTTTCTCCGTTCCATCGGGAGGTATATAGTTTCCACTTGGCCAGCCGCACGTAGATTTTTCCAAAATCGCGATCTTCATGAGATCTACGTTCACAACGCCGCCGACGATCCGCAGGGGAGCCCAGTCTATCTCATTTTTTTGGGCTTCTTTGTGTATTCGTTTGTTTTATTAGGCGGAGGGCTATTGCTGCTTTGGGTTTTCTTCGATTACCTGAGGTTCGTGGTAGCAGCGGCATCGTTCTTAGCGCACTGGGAGGAGAGGTTCCTTTTGTGGGCATCTCCATCCACGGTCTGGTTCATTTGGAACACGATTCCTACACCTGTCAGGCATCTCTTGGCATGGTTCACGTGGGCAAAATATTTGTATCTCACGGTGATCGTCCTTCGTTATTATACCAATTTTTTCATACGGGCCACATCAATTACAACTATCAATTACGAAGATAGTGTCCCGTGTGCCAACGAAGGAGACATCCGCGCCCACACCTTTAGAAACCAGGATTTATTGGTCAACAGTTGCCCTGTCCGCCTCCGCTTTGTGCGCCGTGTTCTCGGCGTACTTCCAATTATGACGGAGTACAGGGTGGCTTCTGCAACGATGATCATGGAACTCACGGCCCATAAATTTCTCAATGGGGCCGTCGAGCTTCCAGACACTGCCGACCGCATAAATCGCGCAATGAAAGCCATAGGCTATATCAACCTGGATGCAACGGATGTATTCGCCAACCACGATATGGCGGAAATTTCCCGGCTGGTTGCTATATCCTGGGCCAAGTCCCGTCTTGAGGTCAATTTTGGCCTCAAGATGCAGGATTTTTGAAATGGGCCCGGTCCGGCCTACGCCGCGTGGTAGCCTATGGCTATCGTTATGGGGAGGTACCATTGCCGTTATTACCTCCATCTGCGCTGGGGACTCGCTATATGCAAAGGGAGAGTCCGAGCTCTAGGGTGCCAGTCATGGTTTCTCTGGGCGTAGATGTCAAGGGTGCGTGTTTGCCTCACCCTGACCTTAACGATTCATCCACGATGCGGGCCGGTGCCCAATCACGGTTCTGTCGGAGACCACCAATTCCCGATCCGATAGTACTACGAAGATTTAGGGATTTTGTTGCTGATTGGCTCAGATCAAACCTGGTTCCTCTCGCGAGAGACACGGACGTCTCTTTCGACACATGGCTGGATGGCACGAACTATCCGATGTGGAGGAAAAATGAGTTAATCTTAGAACACCAACGACTCCTAGAGAGCGGATGGGATAGGCATATGGCTCTGGTCAAAATGTTCATAAAAGCGGAGCAGTATGCAGCAGGTTATAAGCACGCCCGATGCATTAATTCTCGAAGTGATGCCTACAAAACTCGTGTAGGTCCCTACATGAAAGTCATAGAAAACGAAATATATAAATTAAAACAATTCATAAAACACGTGCCGGTAGCTCACCGGCCTGCCTATGTTAGGGAACACTTGGAGAGGGAGGGGGTCAATTATGTAGCCACAGATTACACGGCGTTTGAAGCGTTGTTCGTACCACAAATAATGGAAGCTTGTGAAATGCAATTGTACGAATATATGCTGCAATACGTGGATGGTGGTCGCGATACCATTGACTTGATTCGGAGAGTTCAACTCGGAACGAACACGTGCCATGGAAAATACCTTTCTGTCAAGGTGCGGGGGAAAAGAATGTCTGGCGAAATGTGTACGTCATTGGGTAATGGTTTCACCAACCTTATGGCTATGCTCTTTGTATGTCATGACATCGGCTCTCGTAACGTTGAAGGTTGCGTGGAAGGGGACGATGGGCTCTTCTCTATGGAGGGCCCTACACCAACGACGGCAGATTTTGAGAGACTGGGACTTATCATAAAACTAGAAACACATCCAGACGTCAGCACAGCTAGTTTTTGTGGTATGATCTTTGACACCAAGGATGAGATTATCATTTCTGATGTCATGGCCCATCTCTGCCGTTTTGGTTGGACCTCAGCTCGTTATGCCAAATCAAACGAGAGGGTCCTACTACGTCTTTTACGGTCCAAAGCATTGAGCCTACTTTACAGTTATCCAGGATGTCCTGTACTCTGGAAACTGGCGAGGTATGGCCTAAGAATCACGCAGTCTATCAAAAATGATGACCTCTCCAAATATGATGATACTTGGTGGAAGAGGCAGATGGCTGAACTGAATACCAAAGTCGACTTCATGGATGTATGGTCAAGGACGCCTACCCACGCAAGTAGGCTGCTAGTGGAAGAAAAATATGGACTTTCTGTTCCTGACCAGTTGACTATTGAGTCTTATTTGGACAGCCTGAATACGTTGCAACAATTGGACCACCCGATCATCGACTCCTATATGCATCCTGACTGGGGTCATTACTCTGCTCTGTACACAGTCCAGGTCGATGTTCGTGGAGATGTTGCTGAAGATGCTTGGCCTAAACTGGCCGGCTTTACACCTGGGTTTGCGTAG